TAAATAACAAGTATGAGTATCTGTTTTATGATAATGGTTAGCACGAAGGGCACCTGCCTTAGACCAAATCATTTGGACATTGGCGTCGCCGTGTGTTAGGGGGAGAATAGTTCCGCGAGCATCGTGAAACCCAGCTTCAACTGGTACGCGGTGTGAGTCTGTTGTCATAATTACCTTTCAATTAATTACATACCAAGATGGTATAGTTCGTTTCTTCCAATTCGCAAGATGCCTTTTTGCACCTACATAATAATTTATATATGCCTGAATAGAATTACCAGGAACCTTGTATTGTTCTGGCATTGCAGGCGTTGGTTCGGACCAACCTTCGTTCCCAATATTTTTAGGAATATTTTTAAGTAAAACATAACATAATCCATCACGTTCTACCTTATGTGTTTTACCATAGCGATAAGTATATTCTTCACATAAGGCAACTAGCATATTAGCTAACCAAAGATAATTTTCAGGGGATTTTCGTGTCCAAATTGCTGATGGATGGTTGATATGAGTAGAACGATAAAGCACATTATCGAGATCACCAGTAAGAACATATCTTGTTTGTTTTCTACCAGTTGCACTGAGGCCAGTAACGATATTACCATCAAGATAACGATGAGCAGTAGAAAGTAATTGAGCATATTCAAGTATCATCTTTACGACGTGTTTGTCTGTGTGCAATTTAGCACATTCATTAGGTTTATTATGTAGATAAAATATATTCACAGTGTTTCAATAGATTTAAGTATATTCATTATAGTGTGCTTTGATTTTGTAGATAGAGCAAAGCAAGATTTAGCTTCTAGTAAAGCTTTAATTACTTCTATAGGATCATAACTTTCTAAAGTATTTTCAGTGACATTTTCTTTAACACCACCGAACATATTTAAAGCAAAAATAGTCAAAAAGATTTCCTCTTCTGTATAAAGAGGAATCTTGTAACCTCGATAGTAGGTTCGTCTCTCAGGAAAGTTATAAATCGTCGCGGGCATATGAAATCCTCATTTCCCGATTATTTATAATTATTTGATAGATTTACTAGACTCCGCTTTATCTTTATCTTCACGCAATTCGATAAAAACGGGTAAGAACAAACTCTCAACCCCAGATTTATCTTTAATACGAGCATTATATTTTACAGTGACGATTTTTCCTATTACTTTTTTGGTATACTCATCCCTCTGTTCGTCCGAATAACCTGATCCTACATTTACTCGAATAACACTGTCACTTGATTCACAAACTAATGCTCCTAGACGGCCGACATTTTTACCTGTACCTTCTTCCCAATCTACAACTTTAAGTTCGCATTCTAATTCACCTTTGAACTTAATTTGTTCTTTAGATCTCTTGTCTTGCCAGATACCTGTTTTAGTTTTAAGGATTGTGCCTTCTTGACCTTCGGCTAAAAACTTCTCAAAGATTTTCTGAGCAGTATAGATGTCGTCAACTTCTTTATGCCATACCAAACTAACATATTGTCTAAATTGCGTAAACTGTCCATTCACATGAGAGATTGCATTGCTTAATTTAGCAAAACGAGTATTATATTGCTCGTCATCAATACCCGCAGTAAATGAAGTATATGGAATAGCATCCCACAGTGTTGCTCGAACATTATCCGCTTCGATTTCGCTCATTGTACCTTTAATAGACTTAGACAAAATACCATTGCCTGTTTGTCTGTTAACTGGTTTGCCCGCAAAGTCTGCAATTAGCAATTCACCGTCAAACACCATATCTTGTTTATAGTGTTCTGCCATTTTAATAAATGGAATAGGAAATGATGGATTCGGAATATTTAATTCTTTGCCATTGCGAGACCTAAATTCTACGGTGCCGCCTTTGACGATTGCGTTGAATCGCATACCGTCGAGCTTGAGCTGGACGTAAGCTGGGAAGCTAATTTTGTCGACGAGCTTTTGTTCGTATCCAGAAGCCAACATAACTGGGTATGTCGAGATAGCTCCTGGCCAAATTTTATTAACGGTTGCTTCGGAGACTCCGCAACGCATGTCTTTTGCAATAATACGCTCAATGATTTTTGCATCTTCTGAACTCACCGATCCTAAAATAAATTGTAAATGGTTAATTGCATTATTGCCTGTCATCACTCTGTCTGACAATACACTAAGATTGTCCAATGCTTCTTCTAGTGTTTTTTGATGAATATCCGGAGCAGTTTGATATGTTGGAATTTTTCTGATATAAAACTGAGTAAAGGGATCCAACGCCAAATAAAATACTCTTTTAAGTAAAGCGTTATTCTTGTTTTTAATAAGAATTGCTTCTTTAGCTAAACGGGAATTGTCTGAAGCTAATTGTTCAAAAATATTGTAGATGTTGCTCATTTCTGCTCCTTAATGTCTTATTATAACACCAATTGGAAAAGATGTCAAGCAATATTTTCAAGAAACGGATTAAATTGTCCATTGATTGAGAATAATAATTTATATTTAATTTCTTCAGCAAGCATTTTTTCTTTGGCTTTCTCAATAGCTTCTAAACTAGGATAAACACCTACAATTGTTTTGCGTTTAACTCGACGGATCTTATCGAGATATTTTGCTTCTAGAATATATTGATTATACATTTGTTGTGTCTTTGGCCATTGTTGTTGTAGTTGTAATAGTTTGATACATATTCTCAAACTCTTCATGTTCTTCAAGTTCTAAATTGAAGTTTTGTTTGTGGTATACTTTAGCCATACGACGGAATGTCTTTTTGGATAAATCATGTTTCTCACAAATTTCTTTAATGGCTTCACGAACAAATTCCCGTTCACCTTCGGTGCGTGTCATAGATGCACTAATTTCTTTCATGCAATCTAAAATAGCTTTGCGATCTGCAGGACTTGATGGTACTGTCATAATATATTTCCTTTATTTGCGTTCAATATCTTCTTCGATACAATTATCACCATATTGGATTTCAATAATCTTTAATGGGGATTCGGTTAAATTGCAGAGCTGATGCCATTCAGTATCTGCAATACTAATAGTTGCAAAACGTTCATATGAACCTCTTTTAACTATTTCTTTTGTTTCGGGATGAATTGTATTTACTATTGCCTGTCCTTCTGCAACAAACCACAATTCACTTCGGTGTTGATGTCTTTGCATACTTAGAGACTTGCCCGGTTCCACGGTTAGTTCTTTAAGTTTAATTTCTTTACCGTTTTCGTGGAGTACTCGATAATAACCCCATTGGCGTTCAGTCTTTGGTGCTTTCCATTCTTGAAGAATCCAAGAACTAGAGTTCATCTTGTTTTCGCCGCCTACGCCGAATGCAAATTCTAACTTATCATCTACAATATCCATTTCAGGAATATTCTCTTTAGTACGATCTCCGCCATTCGCAAAAACAATCGTTTGATCTGGAAACAATTCTCTAACTTTTCTAATTGCACCTTTGGCACTGTTATCGGCATCATCAAAAGAAATACAATAAGTAACGGGTTGAAGGGCGTCAATGATTGCCATGCGCTCATTCAATGGCATAAAGGGTTGACCCTTTTTCCGTGTTAACCAATCGTCAGAATTAACTCCGACAACCAATATATTACCTAATTTTCTAGCTGCTTTAAAATATTCGATATGACCACTATGTAAAGGATCAAATCCGCCCGTAACTAATACTACTTTCATATTAACGTCTCATACTTGAAATTGATTTGGCCTCATCATCAGTAAAGATGGGGACAGCATTAGACTTGTGCATAGTGCCAATGCCTAGCATCTTCGTGCCCGTATATTGAGGAATAGGTTTGCTTGCAACTGCACCTGTGTGTCCAGTGTTTAAGCTTTTGATATGTGTATTTGTGATTCTACCTGGAGGAGTAGATAAAGAGTAAGATAACTTTTCTACTTTAGCGGCAGCTTTGTTTTTTGTGCCGTGGGATTGAACAAGCTTTTCCCATTCGGCGGTAAGTTCGCGATGCCGTTTCGCTTCTTCGGCATTACGAAATTTTTGTTTGCCCTTTTTCTTACCTAAAGCAGATAACCAAGGGCCTTCAAGGTGCATAGTCATATAGAATACCTCACTTTAAACATACTTTATTATAACACCTTTTTCAATACTTGTCAAATGCTCTGTATTTGTGATCCTCAAACGATCTCTTATCGTATAATGGATCATCTGGCATGGATCCTAAATCTAACCAGGCTTCTTTGTTGGATACCTCTGCAGAATTGATTTTGAACAAACTTATTACTTGTTCAAAGAAGCCTCTTTCTTTTTTGCTGGGACCGGAACCTTTTTAGGTGGTAGTACATCCGGGAACGCTTCTCGAACAAGATCTTCTTTCAATGACTTGTACTTTGTTTGCAATTTTCTATCTTTGGCCAAACAAACAACTTCTGCTTCTGTCCAATGAATGCCTTCTAACAATTGAACAAATAATTGTTCTTTTCGCGCGCGAGTCAAATTAATACTTTCATTTAACCAAATGTAGAATCGTCTAAATTCAGTATAAAGATTAGTTTCAGAATATCCTGTTGGAATAGACGTGTCCTTCTTGAATGGAGGCTCGCCGTCAGGTAAATATACTTTGATATCAGTATTAAAATTAATTTGCAAAATGCCTTTTAGTACAGGCGTATCATATGCTCTTAACACTTTAATTTTTGATTCTTTGCTTCCAGCCTTTTCGACTTCGTCAAAGATTTGCGGTATTGATGTTTTCATTTTAAAATTCCTCGATTAATTCAAGCATGTTTTTCATTTTATGCTCAATAAAGAAGTTTAGCAACTTGCTTTTATCTTTTTGTGGTTTTTCGACATAACTATTTATAATAGCATTTTTAATTTTGTCAGGAATAGAATCAAAGCTAACTAATTTTTTATTACGCTCATAATTCTTTATGAAGTCTGCGTCTTTTGGCATGGCTTCGAAGTCTTTGTACCATACATCAATCTTATCTTGACGAATAGGCTTTTGTCGGACATTGTTAACGATACTATCATCCGCAGACAATACATTTGGAACGCCGTCGCCTTTATCGCCTCGAATAATATGTTCGAAGATATATTTTTCGGGACTAATGTCAGGCTTAACGTATTTCTTTTGTACAGGCGAAAACTGTTTCACATTGCTATACTTTTGCAACTGAATAAAGTCGTGATCGCCAGAAAGAACTAGAAATGGCTTTGGATCCTCAAACAAAAGATTGTTTGTATCATTTGTCTGAGACCACTCTGCTAGAACAGCAATAATATCATCTGCTTCTGCGCCGTCGACATTGATTACCTTGTATGGAAAGAATACATCAATCTCACTTCTAATAAGGTTCAATGCTTCAAAGATTGTTTTCCAATCAAAACCGGAGTCTTCTCTTGCCTTCTTACGACCAGCTTTATAGTATTGGAAATATTCACGTCTCCAATAATTTTGATTGTCGCAAGCAATAACTAGCTCACCGTACTCTTTACCAAATTTTTGTTTATAGCTTCTGATAGAATTTAAAATCATATGTCGCAAAAGAGGCACTTGAATTTCCACATCATTACGTCCGCCCACTTCCATCATAAGATTAGAAATAGCGGTTTGGTTAAAATCAACTACGATCATAATTTTCTTTCATTCTATATTTGTTTTATAAGTTGCCAGTACGGTATCGCCTCTTTTAATGGTAACTGTATACCTAGTAATCTCATTAGATTCCATTATTTTATCTACAAAATCTGCAGCTGCTCTTGCACTAGAATATCCTGTTCCTAAATCTCTTGTAAACGTATCATTTGTTTCTGAAGTGTTGCCTGGAATAAAAACTATTGCTGTGTAAGACTGACCTCCAGCTACAGCTGCATCAAAAGGTCCAACATCTGTTCCTGTTACAGATTGAGATGTAACGACACTTGTTACTGCAGTTACATTGCCATTTGGATCTACATATGTACCTTCT